CGTGGTGAGTTATCAAAAACTTACTATGACGCACAATAGGAGATAAAATATGGCAGATACAGTTACAAAACAAACTATATCAGATACAACTGGTATAAAATATGTAGTTAAACTTACAAATTTTTCAGACGGTACTGGAGAAACTTTAGTCAATAAGGTTGACGCTTCAGCACTTACATTTATGACGGAAGATGGTGAGAGAAAGTTAGCTAAAGTATGGTACTCAATTAGTACTTCAAATAATAGATCAGCAGTAGAATTAATGTGGGCAGGTGCAACTAATTCAACATTAGCAATAATTTCTGGAAATGGTCACTGGGATTTAAGAACCTCTGGAAACTCTATATCTAACAATGCAACGACACCAACAGGTGACATATTACTATCTACAAAGAACTTTGCAGCTGGCGATAATTATACGATTTTGTTAGAGTTTAGATAAAAAATCTTATAAATATAGATAAGTATTTAAAAGAGGGAATATATGAAACTAATATCCGAAGAAATTACACAGTCAGAAATGTTGGTTGAAGAAACCAATGGCAAGAAAGACTATAAAATTAGAGGTGTTTTCTTACAAGCAGAGATTAAAAATAAAAATGGACGTGTCTATGAAAAAGGCATACTTGACAACGAAGTAAGAAGATATAACGCAGAATTTATCAACAAGAAAAGAGCATTTGGTGAACTTGGACATCCAGACAGTCCAACAGTAAACCTAGAGAGAGTATCACATATGATTACTAAACTCTATCCAGATGGTTCTAATTTTATTGGTGAAGCAAAAATAATGAATACACCATATGGTAAGATTGTAAAAGGTCTTATTGATGAGGGTGCTCAATTAGGAGTATCGTCTAGAGGTATGGGTTCATTACAAACAAGAGGCGGTGTAAATTATGTAGGTAGAGATTTTTATTTAGCTACTGCTGCTGATATTGTTGCAGATCCATCAGCTCCGGACGCTTTCGTTGAAGGCATAATGGAGAGTAAAGAGTGGGTATGGGACAATGGCGTTCTCGTTGAAAGGGACTTAAATGCCTGGAAAGCGAGTATTGAAAGAGCGAAAAGCGTTGCATTGGCGGAAGCTAAAGCGACAGTCTTTAAGGACTTTCTTAAAAAACTCTAGTTTTATAAATATACACAAGAATTTATAACTAGTTAAAGAAAATAAATTAATACGAAGGAGATATCTCAATGGCCGAAAACTTAAAAAACATTGAAGTAACAAAAGACCAGAAAGACGTAGCAGAAAATACTGCCAATCCGTCTGCTGATCTTCCGAAAAAAAATGCTGTTGCAGCTGAACCGAATCACTTATCAAATAGTGCTGAGGATTTAGGTGCGGCTGTAGTTAAACCTACAGACAGTAACCCGGATGCTTCAAAAACAGTTAAACAAGTTTCTGGACAACCTGCTCAAAAAAGTCAAGGTGCTGCTGACGCAATGCCAACACTTAAAAAAGAAGGTGCTAAAGAAACTACGGACGCTGACGATAAAGAAACAGTTAAAGAAGGCGAAATGCCAGCTGGTCTGAAAAAATACCTTGACAAAAAAGACGACAAGGAAGCTGATACTAAAAAAGAAGAAGTTGAAGCGAAAAAAACAGACGAGAAGGACGAAGAAGTTAAAGCAAAAGACATAGACGTAAAAGAACATGTTGAAGCTTTAATCGCTGGACAATCTGATTTATCGGAAGAGTTCAAAACAAAAGCTGCAACAATTTTTGAAACTGCAATTAAATCTAAAGTAAAAGAAATTTCAGAAGAAATTGAAGCAGATTTTAACAAAAGATTCGAAGAAGAAACCTCTACAGCAAAAGCTGAGTTAGTTGAAAAAGTTGATTCTTATCTATCATACGTGGTAGAAGAATGGATGAAAGAAAACGAACTTGCTTTAGAAAGAGGAATCAAAGGCGAAATCGCTGAGGACTTTATCAGTGGTCTTAAAAAATTATTTGAAGACCATTACATAAATGTTCCAGATGAAAAATATAATGTACTTGAAGATCAAGCTTCAAAAATTGAAACGTTAGAAAAGAAACTTAACGAATCAATTGAGAAGAATGTTGAACTAAGCAAATTAGGTAACAAGTTTAAACAAGCTGAAATTTTAGATGAAGCTTCAAAAGACTTAACTGAAACTGCAAAAGAAAAGTTTAACAAACTTGCTGAAGAAGTAGATTATTCAACAGAAACCGATTTTAGAGCAAAAGTAAGTATCATAAAAGAATCTTATTTCAAACCTAAGACTGTTACTGGTGACGGTATAGATGAAGTAGCGGCTGGCGAAGGAAACTCTAACGAGGATCTTAGCAATGCGATGGCTGCTTATAGTGCCGCTATAAGTCAAACAAAAGACATTAAATTGTCTAACAAATAAAAATAATAGGGAGATAAAAAACATGTATTTATCAGAACAATACGAAAAAAAATGGCAGCCCGTTTTAGAGCACCCTGATTTACCAAAAATCAGTGACTCTTACAAACGAGCCGTTACTGCAACTGTCTTGGAAAACCAAGAACGTGCAATGAAAGAGGATTCAGCATTCTTAAGCGAAGCTGCTCCTACGAATAACACTGGTGGAACTTCAAATTGGGATCCAATTTTAATTTCATTAGTAAGAAGAGCTATGCCTAACCTTATCGCTTACGATATCGCTGGCGTACAACCGATGACTGGTCCAACTGGACTTATTTTCGCAATGAGATCAAGATACACTTCAGCAACTGGCAACGAAGCTATGTTTGACGAAGCTGATTCTGATTACTCATCTAGAAATGCTGCTGGTGATTCAGCTGCTGGTGACGGTGTTACTGAACAAAGAGGAACAAATCCTTCAGTTCTTAACGACAGTCCTGTAGGCGAATACACTAAAGGTCAAGGTATGACAACAGCTGCCGCTGAAGCATTAGGCGACGCTGCTGGCAATGCTTTTGCTGAAATGGCTTTCTCAATTGAGAAAACAACCGTTACTGCTAGAAGTAGAGCTCTAAAGGCTGAATACACTATGGAACTTGCTCAAGATTTAAAAGCAATCCACGGTCTAGACGCTGAAACTGAACTTGCAAACATTCTATCTGCTGAGATCCTTGCGGAAATCAACAGAGAAGTTGTAAGAGCTGTTTACATAAACTCTGAAAAGGGTGCTGCTACTAACACAACTACTGCTGGTGTCTTTGATTTAGATACTGACTCAAACGGTAGATGGTCTGTTGAGAGATTCAAAGGTCTTATGTTCCAATTGGAAAGAGACGCAAACAGAATCGCTCAAAGAACAAGAAGAGGTAAAGGGAACATGATTATTTGTTCTGCTGATGTCGCTTCTGCTCTACAAATGGCCGGTGTTTTAGATTACACACCTGCTTTAAACAACAATCTAAACGTTGACGACACAGGCAGTACATTTGCTGGTGTATTAAACGGTAGATTTAAAGTATACATTGATCCATACAGTGCAAACTCAAGCGCTAGCCAATACTACGTTGTTGGTTACAAAGGTACTTCACCTTATGACGCTGGTATGTTCTACTGTCCTTATGTTCCATTACAAATGGTAAGAGCAGTTGGTCAAGATACTTTCCAACCAAAAATTGGTTTCAAAACTAGATACGGTTTAGTTGCGAATCCTTTTGCGGAAACTGGTGCTGTTTCAGGTGCAGTTACAGGAATCACAGATTCAGGTACACCTAACTCAAACAGATACTACCAAAAAGTTAAAGTATCAAACATTATGTAATCGTAAGAGAAACGATATCATTATTAAAAAAGGGCCTTCGGGCCCTTTTTTTTGGCCTAAATAATCCAGAAATTTAAACTCAATAAGAAGGAGGATAACAATGAACCCTAACAGTCATTTGTTTACAGCAATTCTGATAATAGCATTAGTGATACTTGCCCTATTTGGTGGTCCTGGAAGATAGTATAAATATAGTGTAGAGTTAATTATGATTAAAGACAGACGTATAGAACCAGAGATAGACGAAGGAACACAAAAGTTTTTTAACAAACTCATATGGATTTTAATAGTTCTTAATGTACTCATAGGAGTTCCAACAATATACGACATGTATTTTTATGAACATACATTAATAATACAAACAAACGAGAGTGGATATAATATATGAGTGAAAAAAACATCCAATTAATCAACCATCAAATTATTAAAGGCATGGTAATTGATAATAAAAAATGGCATGAATTGGCTCATAGAAATAAAAAGTTTATATCAAACAAGGTTAATTTAGATTTATCACACAGGTGTCCACTAGAATGTTTACGTTGTGCTAGACAAACGTATGAAAATGATGGTAAAGGTGGTCTAAAAAAGAAACCAATACCAGGCAGAGATATAACAATGGAAGAATTTGATAAAATTACAGATTATTTTGCTAGAATACAATTTTGTGGTCAGTATTCAGACCCAATACATCACCCACATTTTATAGATATGTTAAGAATGATAAAAAGAAAAGGTTTAGTAAGTCAAGTACATACTGCTTCTAATTATAAATCAGACGAATGGTTTAAGGAAGCATTTGAAGCCAATCCCGATTCACAATGGTGGTTTGGTATAGATGGATTACCTAAAGATAGTCACAAGTATAGAGTACATCAAGATGGTGAAATGCATTTTGAGAGATTAAAAATGGCCAGACAGATATTAAATAAGAAACCTATATGGCAATATATTGTTTTTAATTACAATGAACAAGACGTAGAAACGGCTATGAAAATGGCTGAAGAAATAGACGTTATATTTAATGTAATAAATAGTGGTAGATGGGATAATAAAGAAGCCGATAAATTAATGCCTAAACAAAAAAAAGGAATTGAAGTAGATGAGTTTGAAGGAAAAGATTAAATTTAATTTTCCACACGTAAGTGAATATACAGAAAGAGGAGATGTAGAAAAATCTAATACTAAACTGTATGATGAAAATGTTAAAATAAAACCTATGTGTTTTAATGGAGATATGAATTTGGCTGTTACTAATAGAGGTCAGGTATTACCTTGTTGTCATTGTGATACAGAAAGAATGATGAAAGATCCTGAGTTTAAAAAACTAGCAGAAAACAGTTATCTTAAAGACTATGATCACGTAAATGACATATTGAGTAACGATCATTGGCAGGCTTTCTATGAGTCTTTAGAAAATAATAGAGGTCCTATTGCTTGTTGGGATACATGTCGTAGTAATAAAAAACAAGGTAAACAAGAAATGACGGTAGCCGAAGGCGGTAAATTAAAGATATGGGAAAGAAAATAACATAAATAGGTATATGAAGAATTTATTAAGATCAATATTAGGCATGTTAGTTATAATTGTTTGTTTAAAAGTAATTATACTACTTGTATTATTATGTTACTTTGGTTTCTTTTATACTCCAGAGGCAAATCCTTTAGATAATATTGAAGATAAGATAGAACAAGTTGAAAAAAAAGATAGAGTTCTAACAGATAACGAAAAGGTTTTAGAACAAAAATCTACTGAAAAGGAGTGGGAAGAAATAGATAAGGACACGGATAAATAATAGTATGACAACAACACAAAGTAGACAACCAACAAAATTAGATTATGCAAGTCCTACACAGTTTAAGTTTAGTATTCTTAAACTTCCTAAAGTAGAATACTTTTGTACGGCTGCAACTTTACCAGGCATATCTCTATCAGATAGTTATTCTCAATCTACACCTTTTAAAGATATTCCATTACCAGGAGAAAAGTTAAACTACGAAAGACTTGTAGTATCTTTTATGGTTGATGAAAATTTAGAAAACTACCAAGAGATACATGGTTGGTTAAGAGGTTTTGGTTTTCCCTCAGATCATAAAGAATTTAGTAACTTGTTAGATAGTGGAAAAGATAGATTCCCTACAAGTAATACAAGTATATTAGGCGACGCTGGTCGTGTTAAGTATGGATCACCATCAACTGGTGGAACATTTTCAGACGCAACTCTATCAGTACTATCAAACAAAAACAACTCGGTTTTAGAAGTTAGATTCAGTGATGTATTTCCTATATCACTATCAAGTTTAAGCTATAACCAACAAGCAACAGATGTAGATTACTTAACTGCTACTGTAACATTTGACTACAAGATATATGACTTTGCTTTAACAGGCAAAAAAACTAGCGTTACAACATCTTAATAGAAGATATTAAGACCTGTAACACAATGAAAGAAATTTGGAGATATTATGGATTTAGAACAATTACAAGAACAAGCCGACAAAGATTTAAAACTTAACGACATAGAGTTAGACATTGAGTCTTTAAAAACACCAGCCCTACATAACAAATATTTAAAACACTTAACTAAATTTAAGTTACTATTAACACGTGCTGAAGATGAATTAAGAACAGTTAATCGTGAGAAATGGGAATACTATTCGGGTAAATCAGACCCACAAGTATACATTTTAAAACCTTTTAATCTAAAGATATTAAGAACAGACGTTGACAAATATATAAATGCTGATGAAGTGGTACAAAAGGCAACACAAAAGGTTGAGTACTTAAAGGTTGTCGTAGACTTTTTAGATAGAACATTAAGACAAATAACCAATCGTACATTTACTATTAAAAATGCAATTGATTGGAAAAGATTTACAAGTGGGGCAGTATAATGTATTTAAATAATACCAACTGTGTCAGTATGGGAAAGTTTGAACCAGACTATTGTAAAAAGTTAATTTCATTGTGTGATACATTAAAAATGAATGAAGCCAAAATACAAGACGGTAATGGTAAAAATCGTAGTAGTAAAGTTGCATGGATTAAACAAAACGATACTCTATATAATGATATGAATACCATTATTAATAAACATAATGAATCAGCAGGTTGGAATTTTGATTTAGTTGAATTTGAACCTTTTCAATATACAATATATGAAGAAGGAGATCATTACGATTGGCATATAGATTCTCATACTAAACCATATGATAATGGTTTCATTAGAAAGATAAGTTTTACATTGATTTTAAATGAAGACTATGAAGGAGGCGAGTTTGAATTAGCTACTCCAACTCCTAAAGGTAATAATCAAAATCAAAAGTTTACAGGTAAATTTACAACAGGTACAATTATATCTTTTCCATCATTTGTTTGGCATAAAGTACATAAGGTTACCAAAGGAACAAGAAAGGTTTTAGTTGGTTGGATCGTTGGTCCGTCTTTTGCATAATGTCAATAGTTAAATACCTAATAGTTGATAAGGTTGACGAGGTCTATATTAAGATAGAGGCCGACGCTGCTATACGTAGAGAATTATCAGAGTATTTTTGCTTTGAAGTTCCAGGTTATAAGTTTACTCCTGCATATCGTAACAGAGTATGGGATGGAAAAATAAGATTATTCTCATATGCAACTGGACAAATCTATGCTGGTTTATATCCTTACATATTAAAGTGGTGCGAAGATAATAAAGTACAGATTGTAGATGGTGCAAAGATAAAAGATGTAGAAGTTGATGAAAAGAAAGTAGATGGTTTTTTAAAGGCACTTAAAATACCAATGGAAATAAGAGACTATCAAAGAGACGCATTTATATATGCTACTAGAAAGAATAGATGTCTTCTATTATCTCCAACTGCCTCTGGTAAGTCACTAATAGTATATCTAATGGTACGATTCAATATGTTAAGACTTAAACCGAATAAGAAAAAAGTACTTATTATAGTGCCAACAACATCACTAGTAGAACAACTGTTTAAAGATTTTGC